CTAACCAGTCTTTGAGAGTTGTCGAGCCATCGATATAGGGTTTCTCTCTTGTTCACACAAGGGTTTGAAGGCAGGGTCTAGCAATTCGTTGCGGATAAATTGTAACTTCCTGCAAAATGGCACATGTTCTTCCCTCTGTTAAGTTGGTTGCGTTCTGGTTACTCCAATGGTTATCTACAGTCGTCTCTTTCCCTTTTGTCTGTCTCCGTCGTGGATACACCTACCTTTGCCGTGCCACTAAGGTTGTACTGGCTGAACTTAGGTACACATGGGGCGATATTAAGGCTGGGGGGCGTGTTCTCCTCGGAGGGGTAACTCCATCTTGGGTGATCGTTTTCTTCTCCATCTTGTTTCTCTCTATAACCATCGTTGGTCCCTCTCCCACCTTTACCCTCCTCATTATTGTCCTAATCTGTGTTGGTGGCAAATATGGCGGCCGTGTTCCTCACCATATACTCGCCCATGTTGACCGAATCAGGGATGCATGGGAGGAGGGAATGGAGGACGATGACTGCATTGTTGCCCACCCAAAGCCTATTAAGCTTCGACGGAAGGCTTCCAACAGGAGGCGTGGACGTCCTGAGGAGGACGAGGGTGGCGACAGTAGTGAAGAGGAGCCTGAAGTTCCCCCTGAGGTTAGCATGGAGCGGGTAGCAAAGAAGTGCCGACCTAGCGTCGCCTGTAAAGTTGCTGTCCGAGCTATCGCTAAAGTTGGCATTCTCAAGAGATCTGAGGCCAACTCTATGGTATACCAAAGGCTCTGCTTGGATGTGATGGCTGAAATGAAGATGAGGTACCACGACCGGTTGGTGGTGCTGCCCCAGGCTATCCTTGCCTGCTTGGAGAGGCCAGAAGAGGTGGAGGAGGTTATGGAGGCGGTCAAGGCGTCCTGTGATGGGCGCATTCCGCCTGCCTAGGGGTGCCTATTGCAACACCGCGGCTTTGACACGGCTGTCTCCAGTGAAATACCTGACAGCGTGTCGATGGACCGCGAGGGGATGGTGGTACGCAAAGGAACCCCTGTACCTAACGTAAGAACTTGGTACTCATTCGCTGGTTATGCCAGTACTTACGAGTACATTGTACACAACTCCTCACTCGTCAACGTTTGTCGCGGTTTAGTTGAGCGAGTGTTTTGCGTCGTGCGAGACGGAAAATTGCAACGACCTCTCCGTCCTAAGGAAAATATTTTTGAGAGGAAGTTAGGTGACATTGGTCGTAAAGTTAGCCGGATTGTAGGGTTCTGTCCCGCGATGACACGTGCAGATTTCTGTGCGTCTTATAGCGGTAAACGTAGGGCCACTTATGAGAAGGCAAGACTGTCCTTGGATGTTCTCCCTTGTTCTAGGAAAGATTCATATCTTAAAACTTTTGTGAAAGCGGAGAAGATCAATGTTACACTCAAACCCGACCCTGCACCGCGGGTCATACAGCCACGTGACCCCCGGTACAATGTGGAAGTGGGTCGATATCTTAAGCCTCTTGAACCCCGGCTAATGAAGGCAATTGATAAACTATGG